TCTTGGGATGTATCAAAGGTACGACCTGCAGGTGCAAGACTAAAAGTTATGGGGGGTAGAGCATCAGGTCCTGACCCTCTTGTTAATTTATTTAAGTTCACTATTGATAAATTTAAAGGGGCAAAGGGTAGAAAACTTTATCCTATCGAATGCCACGATATTATGTGTAAGGTAGGTGAGGTTGTTGTCGTAGGTGGTGTTAGACGATCTGCACTGATCAGTCTATCTAATCTGAACGATGATCAAATGGCTCACGCTAAATCGGGTGAATGGTGGAACAATCATGGTCAAAGAGCGTTGGCAAATAACTCTGTAGCTTACAAAGAAAAGCCTGCTATGGAAACCTACATGAGAGAATGGTTAGCTCTGTACGAATCTAAATCAGGCGAGCGTGGCATGTTTAATCGTAAGGCCGCAGACAACCAAGTATCTAAAAGTGGCAGAAGACAGACAGGTTACATGTGGGGTACAAACCCATGTAGTGAGATCATACTTCGACCTTATCAGTTTTGTAACTTATCTGAAGTAGTCGTACGAGAAAACGATGATTTGATATCACTTAGATCAAAGGTACGTGTTGCTACAATATTAGGTACATTTCAATCTACTCTTACAGATCTGAAGTACCTACGTAAGATATGGAAAACAAATACTGAAGAAGAACGCTTGCTTGGTGTGTCATTAACTGGTATCATGGATCATTACGTGTTGTCCAAGACAATTGATTCAAAGGTTTGGTTACAAGATATGAAAGAAGTGGCAATAAAGACAAACAGAGAATATGCAGATGCTATAGGTATACCTAGAAGCACGTCTATTACTTGTGTTAAGCCAAGTGGCACTGTGTCTCAATTGACTGACTCTGCTTCAGGTATTCATGCTAGACACAATCCATACTACATTAGAACAGTACGTGGGGATAACAAAGATCCCTTAACACAGTTTATGAAAGAAGAAGGTATCCCTGCAGAGCCTGATGTTATGAAGCCTGACAGTGTTACTGTGTTTTCTTTTCCTATGAAATCTCCTAGTGGTGCTATCACTAGAACAGAGATGAGTGCAATAGAACAACTAGAACTTTGGAAGGTCTATGCACTTAACTGGTGCGAACACAAACCATCTGTGACTATTTCTGTAAAGGAAGAAGAGTGGATGGAAGTTGGTGCGTGGTTGTACGATAACTTTGACATAGCGTCAGGTGTATCATTCCTTCCATTTGCTGACCATACGTACCAACAAGCTCCTTATCAGGACATAGATGCGGACGAATATCTCGAATGGAATGGACGTGTTCCAAAGTCACTCGACTGGACTAAGTTCTCTATGTATGAAAAGGAAGACAATACGAGCGGTACTCGTGAGTTGGCTTGCACTGCAGATGCCTGTGAAATCGTAGATTTAGGTGCAAACTAATGATCGAAGTACCAATCAGCGAAGATTACATGCGTCATGCGAGGGAAAAAGCTTCTACTGTAGGCATTTTGCAGGGAAGTATTACAGGTGGCACTAGTAACGTTGTAGGTGCGATAGGCGAGGTAATCGTAGCTGATATCATTGGGGCAACTGAAGCAAATACATATAACTATGATTTAGTGAAAGATGGGAATCGTATCGACGTTAAGACTAAACGTTGTAACACTAAGCCACAGTCAAATTATGATTGCTCGGTTGCATCTCATGGTACGAAACAAGACTGTGATAGCTATGTATTCGTAAGGATACTGACTGATCTCAGTAAGGCTTGGATACTAGGTAGCATCAGTAAACAAGAATACTATGCTAAAGCTACTCGATATAAGAAAGGTCAAGTAGATCCGAGCAACGGCTTTACGTTTAAAGCTGATTGTTATAACCTACCTATAAGTGAATTAGAGCCGATCGATGAAATCAAAGGTAAAAGCGAAACTATTCTCACTAGAAGCGTTTCTTAATAAGGACGGGAATGTTGAGATACTCTACGATGCAGTAGATCCAAATGAATTTGAGAAAACCATGAATTTAGGTCTTCCCATGTATGAAGGTACAACTAAGGTAACTCAATTAATAAAGTATCTGAAGTCTATGGCACAAGAGGTCATGGATAAATCTGGCAGGTACGTGTGATGGAGTGGTGGCAAATTTGGCTACTGGTAGCTATCACTATCAACACCACTATCAATACAATTGTTTTCTTCAGAGGTCGTAAGATAATGAGAAAACGGGATAACCCTACTTCATCATCTTGAAGTCTTTACCTGATATCTTACCATCTTTGTTTTTGTCTAGTTTGGCTTGACCACCATACATCATGCCCATAGGATTCATCATGTTCTTAGGCATTGTAGCTTGCATCATACCTGATTGATTAGGCTTTATGTTCTTTTCAGCTATGCCACCCATTTGCATCTTCTGTACTTTGCCACCATACATCATAGGCTTTCGTATGTTGCCACCGTACATCATGCCTTTACGTGGTCCGTTGTGATAAGTCTTCATTCTTTCTCTCCTTAGTTTAATTGTTTTCTTTGTGTTGGGTATACTACGCCCATTGATTTCCAATAAGATTCCTCGTTGTAACCATTATCGTGATTTACTCCTGTTACATTTTTTATAGCGTTAGCCGAGAACTTTATCATTGCTCGCACAAAATAGTCAGCATCAGCTTCTAATACCTGCGTAGGATCATTCATTAGATTCAAGATAGTATTTGATACTCTCTCATCATTCATTATCGTATTCAGAATAGCACCGTCTGCTAGAGCCGCATATCTTATAGCCATCTCTGCCATAACATACTCTGTACTAACCATACCTCTAGCTATGTTGAAAGCCTTTGACAAAGTATTGTTTAAGGTAAAAGCTGGACTAGGTCCTCCTAGTTTCGCTTTACCGCCCATATCTGAACTCATACCCGATCTAGCTAGAACACCTCTTGCATCCATCTTTGTAGAGTGTCGGTACATGGATATAAGAACTTCTCTTTGATCATCGGTTATACCTGCAGCATCCATCAAAGCATTAAACTTTTCTGATTGCATTGATAGGGCTGTCCTTGTGCCATCTTCTGCTAAATCATCAGCACCAGTGAGTAAGGCATAAGGTACTTCAGGAGTTTGGTAGGAACTTACAGGTATGTTCTGCCCATTGTAAAATTTAAATGTTGCACCATTCTTAGATTCTCCTCCAGAGTATCTTAGTACGTCAGTTACAAGGGTCTTTAATATCTTCTGACTTTGCTCAATTGTCATTTCGCCTGCATCAACTAATCTATTTATATCTTCAATATACAGATCAACAGAGTTAGGATCACCTTTCATTATAACATCCTCAAAGAAAGAATCCCCTGACATGTTTTCTTTGTACAGCCTACTCCTCTTGTAAACTTCACTTTGTTCTACTTCCATTTGTTTTACGGCCGCACTCTTGGTTACTTGAGCTTCTTGGTCTACTAACTGAAAGAATTGTTTGTGAGTTTCTTTAAACTTCTTAGATGACATAATAGCATTAGTTACGTTTTCTTCTGCTTTAAGCATTGCTCTAACATCAAAAGCAGGTAGAGGTACAGTTTCTAACTTACCAGTATCTTTATTAAGTTTCCTAACATTGACTGTTATTAAGTTTTCCATTGCAGTTATGTACTCTTCATAGTTTTTAAACTGGTTAGGAAGAGGTACGGCTTTAGGAATATTAAGACCTGCTGTATCAGATATAACAAGATTACCTGTTTTCATTTTATTTAAATCTATAGCTTCTCCATTCTTTATTTGTTCAGCTACATTAAACATACCTTTTGTTTGTATGAACTTACTATACATCAAAGACTGTAGGGTTGAACTCAAAGCCTTTAGACCTGCTACACCATCAGGCGTGGTTATATCAAACACAGGCTCTATCATGCCACTTATCTGTTCATTTGTAGGCTCTAATAATTTACCGTCAGGACCTTTAACTAAGATATTAGTTGGTAGTTGTTCTGATGTAGAAGCAAAAGTTGATATAAATCTTTTCATCTCCCCTTCTACAAACGATGCTGTTCTGTCAGTGGGATTGACAATCGCATTGATCATAGGGTCAAATAACTTGTTTATACTACTTTTAGTTATTGTTGTTTCTTGACCATCTATTCCTAGAAATTTTATAGGGCTACCTTTTGCAGCTTTCTCTATTTGATCACCTATAGTGTTTTCATCAAATCTCTGCTTCTCAAGTCGAGCTACATTTCTTGCTAGTATTACATCATTATATGTATCGGGATCTGTCGCATTACCCCATGTTCTAAAGTCCTGATCAAGTAGTGCTACCATTCGTACACCTAACGAGCTTATATTAGCATTTTGATTTTTAGAAAATACTTGAAATGATTGACGTAGCTTTTCAAATTCTAAAGGTGAAGCTAAGAATCCAAAGTCATCTGCAGTGAATGCCAAGCCTTCTTTTTGCACCATGTATTGTAGTAACTGAAAGTTACTCATTGTATCAGCTTCACTTAAACCGAATTGTCCTCTTACTGCAGGATTAGACTGAGCTTGATCTTTAAAATATCTGTACAAATCTGCACCTGATTCAAAGGGTGTATCATCTTTAGTCAGGGTAGAGTTCATTATATCTATTATACCCTGATCATTGAAGACTTTCATAAGACCTCGTTTTGCTCCACCCTCTATGTTACTCATTAACTGCCTACCTGCTGAGTTACCAAGTAAAGGTGAAGTTCTAGGGTTAGATACAATCGACATATCAACACCATAACCTGCCGCAAATTCATCAAACATTTTAAATATGTTATCGCCAGTGTTCACAAAGTCTATGGTTTGTTGAGGATCTATTTTATTATAAGCTGCGGATATCTTAGCTTCTGAAGCTGCCCTTATTATTTTTGTTGTTGCTACAACTTTATTGTTTGAATTGTCTATGTTTTGAATTTGATTTGATGACAAGGATAGTCGTTTGTTAGTACCCTCTAAAGTATCTAATAGACCATTTACTAATTGATTTGTTGTTTGCTTTTGTTGATATATCTCTGTGGGGAGTCCAGTAAATTGATCTGTCAGATAAGACTCAGCTCTAGCTTTTAGTTTTAGTAAATTAGCTAGACCTGTATCTACCGCATCTCCTTCAGTCCACATTTTTAGAATGTCATCATTTTGAGGATTTTGTAATTCTTTAAGAAAGTTATCAATTTGAATTATATCTTGTTGCAGTGACTTAGTAAACGCAAGTTTTTGATTTTTAGCAGCAGATTCGTACATACGAGAAGTTTGTTTTAGTCTTTGTATAACTTCAGGTGCAACTCCCTCTGCTGTCTCTAATTTAAGTATATCTGCCTTTAAGCTTTCTACAAGTGCAGAAAAATTATTAAGTCTTTCCTCTCCATAAGTCTGATTATCTATGGAACTTTTTACACTTTTCTTAAATTTTAATATATCTGATTTTTTAAAATCTAGACTTTCTAGTTTAATATATTGAGATATGCCGTGAAATACGTTAATACCTGCTGAGTCAGCTAAACTCAATGTTAGCTTATCTTGTATACCTTTTCTAAATTGATCAGGTACATCTTTTGTTATATTGTAGATATCTTGCACAGATTCTAACATCGTTTTTATCATGGCATCAGCTTGAACTTTAGGAAGATTTCTAGCTTTTTTCGTAAATTCATCTATAGTTCTTATAGCTGTAGTATCTAAGTTCAATGTGTTCTTCAGGTCATTCAAGCTTCTTAAATCTGGGTTAACTAACATACCTTTACCATAACCCAAGAGAGCTATGTTAGCTATGTTTTCAATTCCAATCTTAACTTGAAAAGCTTTGTTTTGAATAACATCTTCTAAAAGAGGTACTTTGAAATATGGCTGTAGGTTAAATAACTTCTTAACACCACTAAATAGAAGATAGCCACCAACTGCTACACCTTCTCCCATAGCTCCGCTCTGTGGGTTTTCTTCGCTAGAGAGTGCGTTTCTTCCAGCACCTTGAATCATACCGATTGTCAAATCTTGTCTAGGATTTAGACCTACCAATAAAGCATTTGCCCCTGCTACCTTGTACATTTGGTAGTTTCTTTTATTCTTTAAGTTAGATATTTGTTCGCTTAATTGTTCTGCGTAACTAGTATTCTTACTAGTCCGTGCTTCTATAAGAAGTCTACCTTTTGTATCTATCTCGTCTTGTATAGATCTTATCCCAGCTTTTACATTTTCATAGTTAAATTTATTGTTTACAGTATTGGCTATTCTATTCGCAGAAAATTTAGCTAATCTACCTTCGTTGGTATTCATTAGCATTAATTCTTTTGTAGCATCTCTTACAGAGACATTGTGAGTAAGTGCGTACTGTTTAGATCGTGCTAACTTATTATCTATTGTATCTATTTTATATGGTACGTTATTTCCATATTTCCTTTTATGCAACAGTCTCTGTGTGCCATTTATACCATCAGATATTCTTTTGGTAGCAACGACAGGTGCTGTTAATACTTTGTAAGCTGCCCCGCCTTCTGCTACAAATGTTGCAACTTGTTCAAAGAATCCCATCTTGTCGAACGCATACTCAAACACATTATTGGCAAATTGAGGAGTTACAAAGTTCTTTTCAAAAACTTCTATGCCATCAACGTTTATTTTGTTATTGTACCCTTTTCTTTCAAACTCTTCGGGAGTCATAGTTTTACGCAGATCCTCACGTATTATATCGTTAAGTATTCTGTGCCTGTCTGTATCAGGTAGAATCTCAGAAAGCTTACCACTATTCCTAAACTCAAATAACTCCTTCTCGATAGTAGGTGAAAACCATGTATCTCTCTCTGGATCACCTACCCCCGTGAGTCCTTTTAATTTTTGAAAAGCACCATCTACAAGTTGTGGCAAGTAGAATCGAATACTTTCATTCAAAAACCCAACAGTATCATATGTTCTTCTAGCAAGGTTAGCACCAAAAGTAGGTCTGACTGATCTAGCTATTGATTTTTGTATCCTAAGATCCATAGGTGCATCTGGTTGTTTTTTAAACCACTGCATAAAGTCAGCTTCTTGTTTAACTTTCTTGTCTAAGATAGTCTTGTTATTTGGAAATACATTCTTCATAAATGTATTCTGATCGCCATCAACGGGCATAGTGCCACCGTACTCTACTTCTCCTGTAGCGTAGTTAATTGGGAATGATCCTGTTTCCATGACCCCTGTAGACAACTTCTCACTAGTAGGTACAGATCTTTCATAGTTGTCTTTAAATAGATCAATTTTTGCAGTTAGTTCTTGTTGATTAGGCAGAATTTGATTTGCTGAGTTAGCAAGGTTTAAAGCTTTATTAGCGTCTATAGCTTCTTTTATTATGTTGTAGTTTATTTTGTTAGGACCATCAAACATAGTATTGATGTCAACTTCTTCATTAAGAGCTTTCTTAAAGAAATCATCTTGAACTTGTCTTGGATCAATTTCAACATCTGGAGCTTCTTCTCTTTGAAAGTCAAGTATATTTCTTTTAGGGGCATCAGGTGTTTCCCCCGGAAATACGTTTTTAACTAAATCACTCTCTAGAGCTTCAGGACCTGTACTTAAATAATCTGCAACTGTTGCCATTATGGTCTAAAACCTCTCTGTTTTAATTCTTGTGATGTTAACATTCTTCCGAATTTATCTGTGTAAATGGGTAGTCCTATAGCTATGGGATCAAGTTTATTTGTAGCTCGTACAACTTCATATACTTGTAAGTTCGCATCTGGAGGTCTGTGGGCTTGTACTATACTTAAGGCATATATAGAACGATCATACTTATTGCCATTTTCATCAAACCTCTCTCTATACTGTCTAGCAGCATTAATAGAACTATTCATCTGTCTTACTTTTCTAAACACAGGAACTGCTCTTATTGCTCGTATGTTTTTCTTTAGTATAATATTACTACCATCTTCTTTTATATTTGTAAAAACTTCAAGTAGATTATTATTTATAATTAATTGTGATTCTGCTTCGTTCTTAAAATCAAGAAGTAAAGCCTTTGTAATTTGATTACTTGCAAAGAAAGAGGATGTGATACTATCTAATGCAGCCTTAAAGTCTCTGTCGGATATCCTACCATTTGGATCAAGACTTCTAGCTCTTTGATATGCTATTGTTATCAGTTGAGAAGCTAGCTTTGCGTTAGCTATTCTTCTGTCTTTACTTAATGTTGAAAGTGCGGTATTCATCGAGTTGACTACTAGATTACGTTGTCCTACATTAAAAACATCACCAAAATTTTCTGCTATGTACGATCCTGTTCCTATAACAAGTCCTGTTTCAGACTTTATTATATCTTCTGTAATATTCTCAAGAATTGTAGTTGCATTCATTGCGTCGCCACGTACATTTATATTATTAATGGCAGAGTTTAATGTTGTAGTATAATCGTTGAGATTTACATTTTGTTTTGCTATATCATCAACTTTTAGATCACCCGCACTTAGTTTTGTTACAGCAGCTTCAATTTGCTCTTGGGCATAACCCATTTTTCCGGGGTCTTTTTTGATTGAGAAATCATCATTCATAAGCATAGCAACAGTAGCGAATACATCTGCATCGTCGTCTATTTGTTGGTTCACAATAGTACGACCAATGGCTGCATAATCTCTAGTTCTCAACGAGTTTGGTGTGAAATTTTTAATTTGAGGAACTTGTTTTATTATTGCGTTAGCAGCCTTAAAGATTTTATCGTTACCTTTTAATAATGTACCATTACCTGCAAGAGTAAATCCCCCTGCCCCTTGTAATGTTTCAAAGTATCCGTCATCTTTTAACATGTCAGATGGTTTGTCAAATCCTCTTTGTTTAGAAAATTGTACTACGTCTTCAGAAAGAGTAACAATTTGAGTCTTATCTGCTAATAAAACTTGGGTATCTGGTAGAGGATTACCTACAGGAGTTGAATCAACAGTCTGAGTAGATGCAACATTTCTAGTTACACTCACATCTTCAGGTGGCTGATTGATAACAGGTCCATGTATAAATGCTTTTATTTCAGGGATGTTGTACAAGTTAGGAAACTTAATTGCGTAGTTATCAGGTCGATCTTGATACGAATTGCCGTTCTCCGTTACTTTCTTTGCTGTTACCATATTATCATGGTTTTCCATAGTAGATGTTATATCAGTCAGAAATGCTGCTTTTTCTTGGGGGGGTAGGCTATTAATAAAACCTTCTATATCTACGTTTTGTCCGTTGCGTTGTATTACCAACCCATTCGTCCTACTTAAAAAAATATTTGCTGTTTCTCTGTTTTTAGCCATGTTAGCTACGGTATCAGGAAATAAATCCACACCGCCGTATGATATTCCAGCTTTACCTTTTCCTTCTGCAACTTTATCTAAGCTATCTTTCATAGCCTTCAATGCAAAATAATCTTTAGCTATTTGCTGTTCTTCTTCATTTTCAGAATTTAAGTACTGGGTAAATAAACCTTTACTTACCATGTTTTGAACTTTTTTGCTGTCTAGTACATTCTTTGCGAACAAAGCTCGACTTGTCTGATCTTTGATGTCCTCTCTGACCATGTCTACAGACTTACTTAAAAGGTCTGGCACAGATACTTTTGAATTTTCTTTCTCGCCATAACCGAGTATAAAAGATTTAAGGAAGAATGCTGATTTGCCATCTCTTTTGTCTATTCTTTCTAACATGCTATTAGCTACTACAATACCTGATCCGGGGTTTCTTTCTTCAGCATTCTTTATTGTCGTTTCCATAGTATTTATGTTTGTATCAGATAAACCTTTAAATTCTTCTTCGTCGAGTGCCTCTGCCTTTGCACTTAAGGCGTAGAATAAATCACTTTGCATAGGGTTATTCTGCCTATATTCAGTCAAATCCCCTTTTAGTTCTTCTCCTGTCTCAACATTGACAGGTCTACCCCCGTCTATTTTTACCTTCAGGGGACCTTCAAATATTTCACCTTGTTTTAGTGGAAAATAGCTATTCATTAATTTCTTAGCATCAGTAGCATTTTTAACACCGTTTACTATTCTGTTTTGTCCTTCAGTTAAGGTAGACACAGACGCAGATGTTTTTAATATTCTAGCAAGAGTAGGATTTTGTGCTAAATAATCTTTGTTGTCAGCTATGAAATTTCGTGCTGCAGTAGAATTACCAGATGTCATATCTATAATTTGTTGATTGTAAGGGGTGACTTCTTTTGGTGCTAAAGACTTCAGAGCTATTGCGTTGTACAAGTCTCTATTCTGGGTAAATAACGTCTCCCTTCTACCTTTAAAGTAAGGATTAGTTAAGACTGATTGAGCCATATCTTGACTACTAAGTGCTACGTCAACAAAGCTTTTCTGATTTTTCTCTGCAGTTTCTATTTCTTTCTTTTTAGCTGCTAGAGCTTCCTTTTTCTGTGCAGTCCTACCTGCTACAAAGAGATCCGTAGCTCCCTTTATTACCCCAAATGCAACAGGACTATTTGCTATTTTAGTAAAAATATCAGCCATTTACTTACCTTTTCTTAAAGTTTCGTTCAATCCTTCTCGTAAGGTTTCAAACATTGCAGGATTATTCTCTTTCATAAGCTTAAAGAAAGACTCATCATCAATTCTATTATCGTTTATCCCACCATCATCTTTTTCAAACATTCTGTACGGAACGTCCTCTTGTTCAGCTAAGTAAGCAATGTAAACTCCTAGAGGACCTTTACTTAGTAGTCCTACATCTAAACTGAACTTACCACTTTCAAATCCATCTATGACCCAAGTCTCCACAATATGCTCTATCGATACACCTGCTATCAACAACTTCATCATATCCTCTTTGAATGCAGGATCTTCAAATCTATCAGTTGCTTCTTGTAGCACAACCTCTGGATCAGTATGTTGAGGTGGATTACCCCACGCCCATTTCTTATTGTCTACAGTAAGAGAAGTTCCCGGAATAGCTTGTGCGAGAGGATCTTTTGCTTCTATAGATCCTGATCGTACATTTGTCTGTGTTCTTAGTTGATCCATTGTATTACCTTACGCTGACGGTACGCCTGTTGTTTTATATGATGCAGTAAAACCTTTGACTCTTGCATCTGATGCCACAGTCATTGTAGCAGGGGTAGGGCTTCTTCTTTTTGCTACATAGTTTTCACCCTGTACGTACCTAAAATTATTATCTCTTGAGAGATTGTTTGAAAAATATCTATAGGCTGTTTCCACATTTGGTAAGCCAAGACCGATTGGGGCTTCCATAGTTCTCAAAGAAGCTCTTGGGGCAGTTAAGTTTGATTCTAAGTTAATTCTTTGAGGTGTAGCAAAACCTGTATCTTCATCTTTATCACTCAACGCACTATATACTTCTGCTCCCTTTTTAACTATAGAAAGAACGGAAAGTACACTATCTAAAAACTTCATTTACCAATCCCCTATTACTTTAATTATGTTTGATGCTAATGTTGTTTTGTTGGCTGCAGAGTAAGCATCTGCATTAGCCGCAGCTTCTAAGGCTTGTATCACTTGTTCGTGCTTTCTTTGTAGCTCTGACTCAGAAGCTGTAAAATTAAAAGTAGCGTTATCTCTGTACTTTTGCCACAGATCATTCATAGCTGTAGCACTCATATTGTACATAAGCTGTGCATTTATTCTGTTAGTTTCATTTTGAACTGCAGTATTTGCTGTGTTTACTTCTCGACGCCATTTGACATTTGATTGGTCAATCACGCTTCTCATGTTTGCATTGAACTTTTCACGTTGATCTCTCATATTAGCGTTGAACTCTGCAAATGAATTCTCTTGGTTTATGTTGTACTGTTTGATTGCCACGTCTCTATTTATGTTTGCTGTGTCAACCTGTACGGCTAATTCAGCAAAGTACTCTTCTACTTGTAGCTCATTCTTTGCGTTGAACTGTTGCCTAGCGTTCTCAGCCGCAGCTTCAGTAAATGCCGCTTGAGCCATTGCATTGTACTTTATGGCATTTGATTGTTGTTGTGCATCTAGTTCTTTTATATCAATAGACAGGAGAGCTTGGGCATTACTTATCGCACCTTTAGTTCTAGCATCAGCATTCTGTCTGTCCATTGTAGCGACTTGCAGTGCATTCTGCAGGGCTGCTTGCTGTCTGTTATCTAAGTTCTTTAGCTGTATGTTTGCATAAGCACCTGCGTCTCTGGCCGCAATAGAAATACCCGATTCCATAACAGCTTGTGTCATAGCAGCGGCCGCCATACTAGATGAGCCTAAACCTCTCTGTTGCATTATGGCTGCAACTTTTCTAGCTGCTGGAGATGCCCACGCAGGAAGTGGCTCGCCGTCTTCAATACCACCAAGCAAAGATTCTAACTGGTACTTGACAGTGGCTTTTTCATCGAGTTGCTCTTGGGCAGGGTCTGCCATTGCACCCGCAGACAAGGTCGTACTTGATATGTCGTCAAGATCAATAAGATCAGAAGCACTAAAATCAGAGGTCGCACCCGCAAAGTCTTGTCCTTCTACGTAGTCTACCGCTGAAGCTACAGGAGTTGTTATCTGCCCTAAGTCTTTACTTGCTACTGGCGTGGCTGTTTGTCCAACTTGAGTTGTGTCTATTGTTTTGGGAGTTACAGTCGGAACATCTGTCTCTGATAAAAGTTGACCTTGAGTTCCCAGTAATTCATTTTGCTGGACGCCTTGAGTAACAGGTGTAACTGTCGTTTCCGCAGTACCTAGTTTTCCTGCCAAATCCTCAGTCTTAGTTTCAAAAGCTGGCTTTGTCGGGGGATTTACTGAGAGTTGATTGGTATCTGTTTCTGCCATATCTTTATCCTTACTTCATTACTATTGCGACAACCAAAGCCACCACCCCAAGTGTACCCACCATAGACATAGCTTCTATTCGCCACATTCTTTTGTCTAGGGTTTCTAGCTTGTCATTAACTGCTTGGTAGCGGACAGCACACTCTTTCTCATGGGCATCCAATTCCATTTGTACTTTTAGTTCTGGGTTCATTTCTAGTTTCATTTACGTACCCTTATGGTTTAGGATATTTATCTTTTATAGCTGTAATTGTACTTTTCCAACCATCAATACCATTGTGATAAATGTCATCTAGTTGATCTTGAATCATTGGATACTCAGCTTGCCTTTTTTCTGCATAAGTTCTATTTGCTATCTCTAAAGCTTCTGCATCTGCTATTGCTTGTTTTTCTGTATTGAACAAACTTTCGAAGTTGTATGATGATATATCCGTTATGGTAGTATTAGCTCTTCCATCTTTATATTCTATTTCACCAGTTGTTCCATCCCACTGTATCGCATGAATATCATCAGCTACTACATTTACAAAATTAGTTGCATCTATGTGTTCTCCATCTATGCTAATTCTTGCTGTGCCTTCGTCTTGACCTTCATGTACATAAATTATCTTTGCCATTATTTTTCTCCTTAGACTATGTAATACCAACCAGTTGCTATGTATTTGTCAGTTGTATAAACTGCATTTCCTCTGTGAGTATGTGTAAATCCTGCAGGAAAAAAACAAACTGAACCCTTTTTAGGTTGTACCTTTACACCGTACTCAAGAAACTCAGTTTCACCTTCACCTTCAGGTATATCATTTAAATAAATTGTCCAAGCAAGTAATCTATGACAAGCTTCATCCATACCATGTTCTCTATGCCACCCATGAAACCCACCTTTAGGTGGTGTTTTCTGTACTTTAATAACTCTACTATAATAGGAGATTGGTCCTAATGATGGATACTCATCTACATATTTAACTAATGCTTTGTCTAATATTTGATTAGTTTCTACACATAAATCTTCAGCTTCATTTCTCATATCACTAAAATAAAATTGAAAATCTTTTCTAAGACCAACACCATTTTGGTCTTCACCACGATTCATATGCACAGAAGATTCTTTTGCTAATAATTCAAATTTAGCAATCATTCTATCGCAGTAATCATCAGAAGCTAATTTTTCATATTCATTTATAAATGTTAGATTTTTTATCTTTGTCATATCATTCATTAAGTTAACTTTCTATTATTTTTAATTTCTAAGACTTTTGAAAGCTCCAAAAGATTTTGATTAGACTCATTTGCTTTAACCATTTCGTTTCTAAATGATTCTATTGCAGCTCCTGCTTGTCTCGACTGCATTGCGTTCTCTACTAAAAGCATTGGTAACCATGCAACAGCACAAGCATATTCATCCACTTCTTTACCATCATTAGGATTTGTGCCTTTCATTTGCACAAACCAAGCACATTTAAATTGTTTACATTTTTTAAAATTATTTAATGGACAATTATCTTCAACTTTTAACTGCATATTAGTCCTTGTTAGCTATAATAAAATCTACATAGTTAACATTAATCGATGCAGTAGATGCTCCCACTACTAAGTTACCTGCTGTTACATTACCACTAAGAGTTGGACTACCAGTCATAGAGCCACTTAAATTGTGTCCATGATTGTGTGAGCCACCCCCACCTGTATAACCTATTGTATTATTGTTTTGGGCAGTAGCTTGGTTATTAATACCAGCCATTTGGAATGCTTGAAGTACTGGATTTCCACCACCATAATAGTAACGAGTATGATTGTGAGATGGCATTTGGCTTGTACTAAGTGTTGTATTACTTATATTACCACTTATACTTACAGCTAAATTACCTGCCGTTACACTTTGATTAGTTGTAGGGTTACCACTAACTGCTCCTCCTGCAACAGTTGGTGTTGCAAAAGCAGTACTAAATGCAGAACTACCACCAGTACCTACTGTACCATTTGTTAATCTAATTGCCTTATCATTGTGTGTTGTCTGCTTTGTCCAACCAGTAGGTGCTGCTGTCTGTTGAAACAACATTGATGTGCCTGCAGGGAATGGTTCAGCGTTGTTTACTGCTGTTGTCACAAACGCTGTAGTAGCCACCTTTGTTGTATTATCACCTGCTGATTGTGTTGTAGCTGTTGTGGCTGTATTAATAGTGCCATTTAAGTCACCACTAAATGTTGTTGCAGAAGCTGTTCCAGTAACTGTCACAC